AGAAATACGCAGGCATGCTCGAGCGCATCAATCAACGGCTTGTAGTGGTTGTCGAGATCACGCTGGCGCCGATCCGGCGCATAGAAATCCATGTACATCATCAGCGGTTCGCGGAATCCTTTGTTCAGGCGATTGCGCAGCACGTACTCCTGCACATCCGCGCGGTATGCATGGCCCTTGTCGCCCACGCGCTTCATCGTCCGGGTGTTCTTGCGCAGCCAGACATGCAACTCACTGAAGCCATGATCCCGGATCCGCTGCTCGATCACCCCGCCTGCCGGCGGCATCGCGTACTCCATGAAATAGCTGTTGATCGACGGCGGCCAGGGTAAGTCCAGCGTCACTGGTTCGAACGTCGTGCCAAGGTCAAGCGACGATTGTTCTGCTCTATCCATAACCTCGCGCTCCGGATTACGTCGTAGCCAAGCAGCCCACTTACCTCTGTCAGATGGTCGAGTTGTCGCCCGAACGTACGCTCCCATTCATCTACCCAGCCAGTCACACCCATGCCGGAATCGATGCCAAACTCTCCGATGTGATAGTTCGCATGCAGCGGAATCTGCAGGTACGGGCAGGCCTTCTGCGCGATCCCCGGATTCCTGAATGCTTCTTTCATAGACCCGCCGTGACAGTGATGCAGGGTGACGGGCGTTCGATGACTGACGACGCATTTCAATTGCCTCAGGTTTTTCTCGTGCCGGCTGACAGCGATGAGCTTAGGATAGACCATGCCTGTGCTGCCACCAGCGGAACTTGTCCGTTCCCAATTGCTTTAAGTCGGTCCACCCGGTTGGCCACCCCATTAGCCACTCGACCCACGTTGGGTTCAACGGCCCAGTAATCTGTCCACGTTCCTGCACTGTCGCATCCAGGTAGCCCTTCTCCACCCGGTACACGTGACTCTTCGACCCGAGCGGACCCGTCCCCTTCCATTCGGCGGCCCTCGGTGTCGGCCAGGTCTCCATCCCGTCCAGGATCACCGCCCCGTGCAGGCCCACCTGCTTGCCCTTGTCCTTGCGCGCGTGCATTGTGTTCGGAGTATCCCTCCACTTCGCATCCGCCGCTCCGGGCGTCGGCCAGGTCCTGCCCGTTCCCCCGTCGCCCCTCACCGCATCTGTCAGGCTGACCCCCGGATGCGCCTTGCTGCCTGGCGTGTTCCTCGAGCCGCTGTCCACGCTGGATGTCGGCGTCGGCCACAGGTGGATCGCTCTCGACAGCGTCCGCTGCGTGTGGTGCTTCCGACCCGGCAGATACAATCGCTCGTGCGTCCCCTTCTGATTCTCCTTGGCCTCGTCGATGAACTCCTGCGTCGGATTCGATTCCTGTGCACCGGGCGTCGGCCACATCCCGACCCAGCGATCCAGACTCACTGACTTGTTGGTCTCGAAGTTCAGCTTCTCCGTGCTGGTCGACACTCGCTCTATGTGATCCGATGCTGTCGGTGTCGGCACATGGTGATTCCTCCCTCCGCACAGCGAGGACCCAGATTCGGTTGCGTCGATGGGGCGCACCGACATGCCAAGCTCCCAGCAGACACCATCGTACGTCATACCCCAGTTCGGCAAGTCCTGATATGACGGTGCCAAGGCCACGGGTACGGAGCGCCGGGACGTTTTCGGCGAATACAAACCGAGGCCCAATCTCCTCAATAAGTCGGAGATACTCAAACCACAGGCCGCTACGCTCGCCGGCAATGCCCACTCCACGACCAGCTGAACTGATGTCCTGGCAGGGGAACCCGCCGGTAAGGACATCAACAACTCCCCGAAAAGGTCGCCCGTCGAAGGTTTTGATGTCGTCCCAGATAGGGAATTTCTCGAGATGTCCCTCGGCCTGACGAGTAAGGATGACCTGGCGGCAGTACTCTTCGATCTCGACTGCTGCGATCGTAGTCCATCCAAGTAATTTGGAAGCGAGAAGACCGCCCCCCGCTCCCGCAAATAATGCCAACTCATTCATTCACACTCCGCCAGTCTGCATACGGCTCCCGAATCTGCTCGTGGAAAATTTTAGCCGCCTCGGGGTTGTTGTCAAGATCTGATCTTGATTCGATGTTACATCGCCAGCGCACCCACCGGGCAACGCGATTCTTTTTGGCCCACCAGTGAATCGATTTCGCTTCATTGAGCACCAGCGCCCGCTCCTCCAGGTAGAGGATAAACATCTCGTTGTTGCACAGCAGGTAGCAATACTGACTGAGCTTCTGGCCGGCGCGCGCATGCGCCTCCTCCACCTTCTCGCGCTTGCGCTGGTCGATCGCTGAGTCATCGTCATCAAGCTCCACAAACGCAGCCGAGTACATGTCGCCAGGCGTGTCACCCCGGCGTCCGCGGTAGCCGGCGAACGGGTGATGGATGTCCTCGTCGTCCAGCCAGAACGACACCCAGAATCCCTGGCCCAGCGGCTGCCCGCCGGACATCAGCATGACCTCGCCATTGAACATCGGCTCGCCCTTTCCGATCACCGTCATGCACATGTGGAACCTGGTGCCAACCCTGCCGCCACGACGCCGGGTGAAATTCACGAACGGGTGCATCAGGATCGGCCTGCCTGGTTCCTCCATCAGCCTGAACTTGACGGTTCGCCCGGAGGTAAGGTCCCACTTCGCATCAAGCAATTCGAATCCGCCCGTGTAGGCGATGATCGGTAGCGTCTCTTTGCGAGGCTCGACCTGCTGCTGTGTTTCCTCAGAACCCATTCTGTCGTTTCCATTCGGCGTATGACATCGTCTCGGCTGGCCTGTTGTCCTCGATCTGCTTCGGCTGGTTCTCCCACGGACGGCCCTCAGGAATATGCTTGCAGGCCTCAACGAACTGGCCGAGGTTGGCCGGATACGCGAGCGCCTGCACCGCCAGGTTCTTCAGTCCGCGCTGAAGTTCCTGGTCAGTGAGTCGCTCAATAGCCTGCTTCCAGAGCATCGATGGCTCTGAGCCATGCTCCCGATAGAGCGCCTTACCGTAGATCTCAGCCAACTGGACCCACACCAGCATCGCCCTAGTCGAGTCCGGCTTTCTCTCGGTTCCGGGCGTGGATGTCGTCAAAGCTGTCGGCATGAGATCGCTGAGCTTTTTCACCAGCGGTTTCCTTTTGAATCGGATCGTCCCATCGATCCTGGTTGATGAACGTCAGCGGGTTTGGCACGAACCCCCTCAGCCACTGGCTGTCGCCTTCGATGCGATCTCTGACATTCTTGATTATCTGATCAGCAAGGCGGTCCAACCGTCTCGCTTTCCATTTTGCCGAACACGGTTTTTTGCCGGCCTTCTTCGGGTAGGCCTGCCAGAATTCTTCGAATCGGCTTGTGGGTTTGACCTTACTATGGTTATGGTTATGGCTCTGGATCGTTGCCGTCTCGTTGCTCTCCCGTTCGAACGGGAAAGGAACGCCCGTTCGATGTTGTTGTTTCTTGGAAGATTTTCGGCGTGATTCTCCAGACTTTTTCCCTGCCTGGCGACGCTGTTCGGTGGCCGCCAGCACCTTATCGCGTTCAATTTGCAGTCGCTTGTTGCGGTATGAAGTGACGGGGCCGTCATCGAATTTCTCGAAGCACTGCCCGACCTCGTTCTCCCAGGATTCTATGAACTGATCGTGCGAGCAGCCAGCGATTCGGACCAGCATCGGCTCGCTGCCCGGAACCTTTCCGTTGGTCCACTGGTAGATCAGCAGCCTGATGTAGATTCCGATCGACTCCACCGACATGTGCCGAGTGTCGCCGTCAAAATCCGAAACGTAGAACGGAAAGTACGGATAATTGTTTGCCACTGATCGCCCAATTTTATTGTTCTGTTACCCTCAGAAAGTCAATCTATCTGATACCCCGCCATAGATCAAACCGGTGTTGCCGTAAGCAGTGGTGTGCTGTATCTTTGCTGTCGAGGGTGACAATAATAAGGAGCGATGTATGCCTCAGCAAAATACCATGGTGGTGGTCGAGCAGGCCATTGCCCATGTCCAACCGGCCTTTGAGAAAATCGCCCAGCCGATGGGCAACCTGGTCCGCTACCAGGAGGAGGCCGGATATGCCCTCCAGATCATGCGACGCAGCCCCTACATGCAGCGTTGTATTCCCCAGACCATCGAGGACGCCGTCGTCAATGTCGCGGCTATCGGCCTCTCGTTGAACCCGGTGCTGCAGCACGGCTTTCTTATCCCCCGAAGACAGGGAAACCATGTGATCTGCTGCTTCGATCCGGGGTATCGAGGACTGATCAAGCTCGCGACAGACGGCGGCCTCGTTTCCCTGGTCCAGGCCGCTGCCGTCTACGAGGAAGAGGAGCGGATGGGCAACTTCAAGCTCACCCGCGGCACCAACCCGAGCGTCCTCCACAATACGGATCCGCTGATGAAGATCGAGGACATGGGCGACATCATCGGCGCCTACTGCATCGCCTACGTCAAGCACGCGCCAGTTCCCCATGTGACCTGGATGCCGATCGACGACATCATGAAGGCAGCATCCAAGTCCGAGGCTTTCAACCCACGGGACAAGAGCAAAAAATCGAGCGGCCCGTGGACCACCGACTTCCAGGAGATGTGCGTCAAGACCGCCATCAAGCGCGGCCGCAAGCAGTGGCCTGGTGGCAACGAGCGACTCGACCGTGCGATCCATCTGTCCAATGTGGCGGAGCAATACAAGGACCCGGACGAGCCGGCGATCGAAGGTGAGGCTGTCGAGGTCATCGACAAAGAACAGGCCTCCCGACTGCGCGTGCTGTGCAAGCTGGCGCACATGCGCGTCGCCAGGGTTTACGAGAAATTCGAATGCCGGGTGATGGAGGAACTGCCGGCCAACCAGTTCAAGGAATGCCACGACCTGCTGCTGCAGGCGGTGGCGCATTACGATATCAAGCATGCGAAAAAGGATGACTCGCTATTCGCAGCCGACTATGGGCTGACGCTGCCGGAACTCACAGACATCGCCGCCACCTACGAATCACCCGCCACCCTGAGGAAGCAACGCGATGCCTAAGAAAAAGTTCGCCAAGCTTGAAGACAAGCAACGCACCGTGGAATGGTTCGCTGAGCGCATGGGACACATCACCGGGTCGCAGCGGATCGGCACCTACATGTCGAACACCGGCAACCCGCATGCGCTGAACCGCCTGCTCGACGATCTTGCCGATGAACTAACCTGGTCGACGCAGCAGATCGCAGATCAGTTCGCGAAAGAGCAGGCCGACGCCAACGAGTTCATGCGCTGGGGATCCGCTCACGAGCTCAAAGCCGCCGACACCTACCAGATGATCAACAACGCCGACATCATCTACTCACCAGGCTTCATCGAACATCCTGAATGGCCATGCTTCGGCGTCTCGCAGGACTTCATCGACACCACCAACAACTGGCTGGGTGAGATAAAATGCCCTGGCAAAGAAGGCAACCATGCCAAGACCATTCAGTACGGCATGGGCAAGTGGCACGTTGATCAGACGCAGTTGCAACTGGAATGCTCGCCGGCACAGGACATGCTCATATTCGTGAGCTATGACCCGCGGCACCCGGTGAAGAAAGATGTCCTGTTCCAGCAACTGCTGCAACGCAATGACGACTGGGTGGCAAGGTTTCGATCGAAAGCGGGGGAATTCTATGGACACCTTCAAGCAGGTACTCGGTTCCAGCACGCCGTCGTCCAAAACGCGGAGGGCGTCCCACAATTATTTTAAGAAGATGAAGCCGATGACCGTCGCTCAGGAGGCAGCCCTCCTGATGCACCGCATCGACGATCCAAATAGAAACCACTCGAATTATTTCATGTGGCGACAACGAATGAGGAACTATAAAAATGGCCCAAGAATTGATTGTATCGACAGCGACATTGGCAGTGACGGTGACGCAGGGACTGGAGAAAGCGAATGACCTGCTCGAGCAGGCAGGCCGAGCAGAGATCGAAGAGCGAAAAGATTACGAGAACGGAACCGACTTCCGAAAGGTCGTGTCCGGAATCAAGAAGCGCCTCGAGGACCAGCGCAAGGAACTTGTGGATCCGTACGGCAAACGGGTGCGCGCTATCAATTCCGAATTCAAGAAGGTCCGCGATGTACTGGACCAGGCCGACGACCAGGTCAAAGGAAAGATGACGATCTGGCACGACGCCGAAGAGCGAATGCAGCGAGTGATACAAGAAAAACAACGAAAGGAGGCCGAGGAAACTGCTCTCGCTGCCGCCGAGGAGGCCGAGGAAGCCGGCGATGCCGCAACCTCGGAGGCAATTCTCAACATGGCGTCCGAGGTTCCCGAGCCTGAGGCCAAGCCGGCGATCGGCCGAGGCTCACTCACGGGGGCCGCCAGCGTCGCGACCAAGGTCTGGACTGCAACTGTCCACAACATTGAGCACGCCTGTCACGCGGTCGGTGAGGGCGACCTGCCCGTAGACCTGGTCACTTTCTCGCAGTCGAAACTCAATGCGCTGGCCAGGGAATGGCACGAGAAGAACCCAGGCGCCGAGGAAATCGCTCGGCATGGCATCACTGTCAAGGGTGAGACCAGGCTATCAGTCCGGTGAAGGGATCGCTCAAGGTCCTGAAGGTGCCGGTGCCGAACTCTAATCACTTCGCCATCCGGGTGAAGGGTCACCTGGTCGAGTGCCTCGAGTTCCAGGCGCAGGTATTCAAGGACACCAACATCCTCATGTCCAAGGGCGAGCAGATTCAGAAGATCGCCGTGTTCGTGTGGTGCCTGATCATCGAGGACGACCAGGAAGAGACGCACGAGTTTGTCATGGTGAAGACCGGCGAAGACTTTCCAATGATGAACGCCGACATCCGGTACGTCGCAAGTACGCTGGTGCCAGTCCCCGGTGGCGAGATCGAGATGCACCTGTTCCACGCCGGCATCAACGAAGAGATGGCGAAAATAGACATTCCGTTTCCGGAGGAGGCGAACAGCAATGGGTAGCCTGAACAAAGTAATGATCATCGGATTCCTGGGCAATGACCCGGAGGTCCGCTACATGCCGAGCGGTGATGCCGTGGCGAACTTCAGCGTAGCGACCACCAATCGCTGGAAAGACAAGCAGAGCGGCGAGCAGAAAGAGCACACCGAGTGGCACCGCTGCGTGGCCTTCGGCAAGGACGCCGACACCATCAACGAGTACCTGAAGAAAGGCTCCCAGGTCTACGTCGAGGGCGAGCTTCGCACCAACAAGTACGACGACAAAGAAGGCATCACCCGGTACTCGACTGAGATTCGGGTGCGGCGATTCAGTTTCCTGGACCGCAAGGGTGACAGCACTGGCGCTCCAGCAGGCCGATCGAAGCCCGATGCCCCCGCGAAACCGGACCCGAAGGGTGACCCCGATGATCCGGGTGCGTCAGAGGAAGACTTCGATGACGACATACCTTTCTGATGGATGACCCGACCGAAGGGCCGACCGCCTACGAGGATAAGAAACCACTTGAGGCGCCGCTATATGCAGTACTCGCTATCTTGGAGAAACCTGGGTCCATGCTTTTCACCGTCAAACCCGGCGGTGCCGGCGCACTCATGACCAAGTCAGGCCACTGTCAGAAGGTCCCGCCGCCATGGATCAAGCAACTGGTTCGCCGGGCGCTCATCGATCAGCCACTCGGCCGAAGCAACAAGGTCGCCTGCATGGGCTGGTTTCAATACGAACTGACGTACGAGGGCCAGCAGGTCCTGAACCGGTGGCGCTGATGGAACTACTCATCCGACCGATAGCAAGCAGCCAACAGAGAGCCGAGCGCTACCAGCCGCCGGCTGCCTGGGTAACAGAAGCCGAGGACGATCTGCGTTGGCACTTCACAGGCCACCACCTGGTGATCGCGATCGCTAACCAGTGGCGCGCTTACGAATTGCGCATCACACGAGAAGAGGCCGAGAAATTGATCAAGGAGATGAAGACAGCATGGGAGAAATAGTCGACGAGCTATTCGCTTTTATCACCACGGGCGACACCGGAGACGAGGGTGTGATCGCCGTCGAACTGGTCGGCAGCGACTCGGTGATGCCGCTGGTTGCGGCCGACCTGGCGCGAGTGCATCAGATGATTCCCTTTGCTGAAGCGATCCGCGAGCAGACCGGACACGAATACAAGCTGAAACATTTCAAGCTAATCGGAGAAGTCAGCGATGAATACCTCGCGCAATTTTCGGAACCACCCGCTCCGGCAGACGCCGACGATGATCAGGGGCCACCGGGTGATGACCAACATGCTCCTGACGATTCCAGGAAAGGCAACGGAAGTGGGGAGAACATTTCATGATCGCTGGTTCACCTGGCCGTGGCGACCGTGGGTCAAGACCTGGATGTTCACGCCGCAGATTCCGGATCCGCACATCTACAAGATGTCCGACATGCTCGACGGCCAGTGCTTCGTGATGCATCCCGAGACGCTGAAGCGCGTGGTCAAAGTAATGGAGGCTGAAGACAATGGCTGAAGGTTCGTGCCCCGGAGCAGACGGCCTTGTGTGTGTTGACGGGTGGCTGTACTCGCAGATCAACATGATGATTTTCCCGGCCAATAAACGCTGCCCGACTTGTAGCGCTTCGGCCTTGTGCCGACGCTCTGATGCACCACCGGAAGAAGAGGAAACGAAAGATGGCTGACGATGACGAGTTCGCCCTCGAGGGCATCCTGAAGCAAGTAATCATGGACCACCGGGACGATGAGATCGACGGCGTCCTGGTGTTCGTGTTCGTTGACGGTGAGGCCAGCGTCTACAACTCCGGCATCAAGCAAGGTGTCGTCGACAAGCTGGCCGATCTCTTGGCTACGCAACACTGAGGAACAACAATGAAAGCAATCATCTACGACTGCGAGATCAAGAACGCGATACCCGACAAGAACGAACCGCTCCGGCCAAACATTCATTACTGCAAGGGCTGGACTGATCACCTGGGCATGGGCATCTCGGTGATCGGCGTGTTCGATTATCACGTAGGCCAGTACAGAATTTTTTGCGAGGACAACCTGAACGACTTCGCCGCCCTGGTCGACGACTCCGAACTGATCATCGGCTTCAATCAAATCCACTTCGACAACAAACTGATCGGTGCCCACGGCATCGACTTCGACCCCAGGAAGAACTGGGACCTGTACGTCGAGGCGAAGGAGGCGGCCGGCGCCGGCAAGTACGACAAAGGCTACAAGCTCGATGACTTTGTCCGGGTCAACTTCAAGGTCACCAAGAAGCAGAGCGGCGGGCTGGCCCCCATCCTGTGGCAGCAGGGCAAGATGGGGCAGGTGATCGACTACTGCCTGACCGACATCTGGCTGACCAAGAAGTGCATCGATCTGATCGTGGAGACCGGGTCCATCATGGATCCGAGAACTGGTCGCCAATTATCGTTAAGTATACCCTTGTAGATGTAGTGATGTTGTGGTAAAAAGGGACTGTAAATCATTGGGATAGGGGTTGGCAACGGCCTGTTAATCGCGCTG